AAAAAGGGGTAGATAGCTACCCCATATAGTAAACCAATTATGTGGTTACGTCTAAGATTGCAGCAAATGACTGTGCGTGACGAACAGCAACATCAAATGCAACTACACCCTTAACAGATGTTAAGTTCTTCGCGAAATCATCAGAATCTTCACCAACAGTAATTTCTATACCAGATCCGAATAGACCTAAGATTGCCTGTGAGAAGTCACCCATGACAACAGCAGAACACTCACCGCTTGTACTACCTTTTGTGAGGTTGCTAGGTACTTGGTTTGTCATAGCCAAAGGATACCCGTTAACTGCTAATGGTGTACCGCCTCTACCAATCGCTGTAAGATCAGTATTAACAAGGAAAGCACCATCAGTTGCACTAGATCCACCTGCTCTTAGTTTCTTTAATGCACCGATAACTTTAGCGTTTGTTACATAAGAAATAGAATCAGCGTTAACACCTGCAT